GGCCAACGTGCGCCGGTTGCGCGCCGCGGTACCCGACAAATATTCCCCCGTCGACCGGTTTATCGACCTTGCGCCAGAAAACGACGTCTCCCTGATAGCAGGTGAAGAAATCCTCCCCGGCTTCGTAACCCGGCGTCTGGTGCAGCTCAATGTCGAGCACATGTCGGTAATACAGCACAACCAGCCCCCAGCAATCAGTCTTTACGAATGAGCAGGCGCGGTTAGACCACGGCACGCCGATCATCCTGCTGATAAAATCAGAGGTACTGAAGCCCCGTGTATTCGACTGGATCATATGGTTGGCCAATGTTGTTATTTAGCGGGTTTGTCATTGATAAAGTAACTGATGCGTTATCTGAAACAACATCGACAGTTTTTACAAATAATGTCCAATTCTTCATTGGCGTAGAGGTATCAACTCTATCGAAAACCTGACGAGTTGCCGTGATAGGCGACAGCCTGGAAACACCACTCCACTTCTTCATCAGCGTTTTGATATCTGAAGACAGTCGCCCAAGCTTCACCGTTGCGTCGATTACCGGAGTTCCGCTCTGCTGGCTCTCTTCGATTTCAAACCGCGCAGGCGTGTACGTCTGGCCGCCAAGCGTCTTCGGGAAGAACTGTTTGTCGACGAGGCGTACGTAACCAAAGGAGGGGTGATAGAACGTGATGGTGTTGTAACAGCCGCTAATCGGGCGCTTCTGATTATATTCACGATATGAAGGCATCAGGGAACCCTCGGAAGACTTTCTGGATCGCGTCCGTCCGGATAGCCAGTCACCACGATATCAAGCACTGAAGGCCACGGCGGCGGCAGCTCAACAATTACGTCGTCGAATTCGTCGTCAGCGTTGTACAGATGGTTGGTGATAACGGTTCCCGTCCAGGTCACCACTCCGCCGTCGATACTGGTTTGCACCGGCATCTGCGTGAAGTGAAGCTCCTGCAATTGCAGGCCACTACCGCCCAGATTGATATTCATCCGGAACCAGTTCAGGCCCCGATTGAGATAGTTCGGGCTGCGTAGCCACTGCTGGAAAGCGCGTTCCTGCGCCAGAGTGAAGATCCATGTCAGTGACCAGGTCACTTTCAGGTCGTCGGTTTGATTCTCGAAGATTGCCGGGCCGACCGCTGGCTGATCGGTCTGGAACCCGGTATCAAGCGTCATGTTTTTGCTGGCCTTCTGCGCCAGCGGCAGCCAGTCGGGATAGTCGATAATTGGCATCAGCCCTGCCCCCTTGGCGTGCGTTTAACGTTCATGTTGCTTGTTATGGCGTTACTGATTGGCCCGCCGTTGTTCAGGTCAGCGACAATTACATCCACAGTCACGCCGCCATTGCCGTCAGAACTGGCCTGCGCATCTATTGATGAACCGTTATAGTTCTGAACATTTAACACAACGTTGATGCCTCCCCCACCCTGCATATCCTTGTTGCTGATCACCTTGCCGTTGTCGCCCGGTATCATGTACTGCTTGCCGGTACTGGCCTGGTAAATCTCAGGCTTCCCTCTCTCACCGACCTGATAAAGACCTCCCGCATTCACCGGGCCGCCATTGTAACGCATACCGGTTAAAGCAAGGCCCTGTGCCAGGCCTACCGTTGAAGCAATTCCTGTCATGGCAGGAACTGAGTTGGCCCCAAATGAAGCGAGGCTAGCCATGGCGGCGGCAGGAGCCCAAGCTGTAGCCAAGATTGCAGCCTGAGATGCTCCAGCAGCAGTAGCCGCTGCGCCCAATGTCTGCCCTATAATGAAGTTTTTGAGGGCCTCAACTCCAACCTGGACTAGCGCATTGACCACGCTATTCAGCATCGTGTTACCGAGTGAGCGCATAGCATCCTGCGCTGACATCGTTCCGGTGATCAGCCCGGTTAACGCATTAGATGCATTACCTGAAAACGCATCTACTGCACTTGTCAGCATGCTGTACCCCAGGCTCTGCTGGCTAAGAAGCTCCCATTGTGCAGCGGTTCTTTGCTGCTCATACTGCGTATCGGCAGCATTTTTAAGGGCTAATGCATTCTGATGAGCTAATAACCCCTGCTGCTCGAACTGTTGGATAAGGGCCAGTTGCTGTGCGTGCTGATTAGCTAATTGCTGCACTGGATCAACCTGTGCAACTGCCTCTTGCTGTGGCGTCACCGCCTGCTGCGCGCGGATTTTTGCGAGGTTTGCCTGGTGAGTTGCCTCCAGTCTCTCAGATGTCTGATTGAACTGCTCCTGGCTTATTTTCTTAGCAGCCAGAGCGGTATTCAGATCCTGAACATCCTGCTTATAGCTTGCGTTTTCGCGCGCTTCTGGCAGGAGCTTCTCAGCTGCTGCCTGGGCTTTCAGGGCATTGGCGGCATCCAGAGAAGCAGCTTTATATTCGCGAGCCTGTTTTTTCTGTTCTTCCGTGGCATGAGCGCCTAATGACTGCTCTGCCGCTAAAAGTTGCTGCTCCCGAGTTAGCTGCTTAGTAGTGCCAGCCACTAATTCAGATTCCTGCTTCAACTTCTCAAGCTTCTGAGCGATAGACTCCGCCTGAGACGCTCCTTTCTTCTGTTCGGATTTGAGGGCCTTCTGAGCCTCTGTATTTTTGTAAGTGGCGGCAGCGTCATCCTCCATCTGCTTGGCATGCGGATCATCCTTCGCAAACCCGGCATCTTCGGCAGCGTATTGTGCCTGCAACCGCGCGCGGGCCTCCCCCTGGAGCTTCGATAGTGCCAGGTTGCGCTCGGACTGTTTAATCAGGTTCTTCTGCCCGGCGGTAAGATTGTCGACCTCCTTTTTCATGCCAGATATCGCAATCTGTGCCAATCCAGCTTTTTCAACTAAATCAGTTAGTGGTATGAGGAACTTTTGTAATGCCTCTCTACCTGAATCCGTTGATGAGGTTGTGTTCTGTAGTTCCAGCACCAGTTTTTGGAATGCTTCTGGAGACTTATTATTTGCAACCTCAGATAATTGCTTGCTCAGTTCAAAAGCTTTCTGCTCGGAGATTCCAAATTTATCCGCAAGCGTGGTTACTGTGTTCTGGATCGCGTTGGCGTTAACGGTGAACTTTGCCCCGGCGTCCCTTGCTTGCTCCATGGCTGCCGAGTAGTTGTCAGCTGTTGCCCCGACTGTAGAAAGGTTTTTGTTGAATTCATCGATGGAGGCAATACCACCAACGAAAGAAGTCTTCAACTTGTCGGTGAATCCAACGATAGAACTGGAAGCATCATTGATGGATTTAGGGATCTTCGCTATGGCAGCGTTGTACTCAATCATTGCCTGATTTCTCAGGATGGTTGCTGCCTCGGCGTTTGTTCTTGCCAGGTTCGCGTACTTATCAGACAGAGCGGCCACGCCATTTTGGGAAATGGTGATCACCTTATCCATCGCTTCGGCTGCATCTTTCAGCGCGTCCATGGCGTTTTTACCGCCATTCAGCGAAGTAATCAGCACGCCAGCAAGAACTGAACTAAGCGCTATTATGGCGCCAACCACGGCACCGCCAGGGCCAAACGCACCAGCAAGCTGAGACCCCTGCTGAGCGAACGCCACCAGAGCAGACTGCCCACCCTGCACCTGCACAATGAAGTCCTGAACCTGGTACCCGGCCTGCTGCATGCTGGTTTTCCAGCTGCCAGTGCCTTTTGCGCCATTTTCAACGCCAGTCTTCATGTCATACAGGCGACCAGTAAGCTCGCCGATCTTTTGCTTTTCTTCGTCGGTGGCTTTCGACCCTGCACGCAACTGTGCAGCCAGGACTGCGGCACTGCGCGCGCCATTCTCCTGCGCCTCGTCAAGCACCGCCAGCTGGTTGCCAAGCGCCTCGATGATGGATTCGGCTCGGCTGAATTCACTGCTCGCGCCGCCTGTGCCGCTGCGAGCATCTTCCATAGCTCGGGCAATTCCGCTCACGTTGGTATTCAGCTTGCGAAGTTGGTTATCCATGGAATTGGCATAACCAGCCAGTTCAGTAAACGCCGAGCCGGTTTGTGATGTGCTCTGGTCAAGGTTATCCATCCCCTTTCCGGACTGCTGGGCCGCAGCATCCAGTTTATCCAGAGCATCAATGGCCTGTTTGCCGCCTTGTAACAGCGGCTCAACGTCGGCGCTGATTTCATAAACGATGCTACCGGCGTTCTTCTCACCTGCCATATCATTCTCCGGTTATTGCTTTGCTTTTGCCCTACGTGCGGCCTGTTTAGCCAGGTATTCGTCAGCGATGCTGTCGTATTCATCGCGAGTGAAGCCTTTCTGGTCCGGGTATTTTGCCGCCAGCAGCATCTGAAATTCGGTCATCGTTAACTGCGAGGCTTCGGCGCGATTCATGCCGAAGTGGCTACGAGCTGCGCTAATGTAGTCGAATGCTTTAAACTCTGTAGTGCGCTCGCCTGTTTCATGGCGCTGCAACTGGCGAAACTTGGCTTTCCCAACGATGCCGTGCTGCATGAGGTGCTGCGCCAGCACGATAATGTCGTTCTTTGGCAATCTGCCCGGCCGGTATACGACGCAGTGCCGCCACCCCTTCCACTCGCCTATCATTGGCGCCAGGTCGTCATCGCAGCACGATTGCAGCACCAGCATGCACGTTGATAAAAGTTTCTCAGCGGCGCGGTTGAAAGAAGGAGACAGCCATTCAGGAAAGCGCCCCAGCGTGCCAGCGCACACCTCAATCAACTGAGCGACATCATTGCCGTGGATGGTGGCGTATGCCTGCACAATCTCTTGCGGAGTGCCGATCCTGGTCATAGCCTCGAATGAAGGCCGTAGAAGGTAATCTTTCCCGCCTTCGCGGCTGTCGCTGATAGAGAGTTCGCCAATATCGGTTAAAGCGGTCATAGGCCTTCCAGTAAACGGTCATTATCAAGGGCAGCACGCCGCCCTTTGGAATGTCCGTTAGGTAACGGTAACCGTATGCACGGCCACAAAGTTGCCGTCTTCGGTGTTGATGATGATCTGCGCGCTGCCGGTGGCGACACGCGTCACGGTAACGGTGTTGCCTGAGGCGGTGGCCGTTGCTTTGGTCGCATCGGTAGTCGCTACAGTGAAATCTTTGTTTGTAGCGCCGGTTGGTGCGATGTTCACCGTGAAGGTGCTGGTGCCGCCTGCTGTGCCGGTGCTGGTTGCCGGAGTTACCGTTACGCCAGTCACTGCTACAGCAGTCAGTTCGTTCACTTCGATGGTGGTTGCATCACCGACTTTGAACTCGGTTGAGAACGTGACGATGTCGTTGGTGCCGCCGTCAGAGCTCAGCGCCGTGATGTTCATGTAGCCGACGAATTCGACCGGGCCGTAGTCCATGCGCACCCAGATCCCAGGCTGGCGCTTGGCCTTCAGCTCGTCAGCGAAATACTTGATGAACTTGCCAACCCCGTACTGATCCAGTTTGTCCTTCTTGCGCACTTCGCCTTCAAAGCTCAGGGTGAAGTCACTGTTGGTGATGATGGTCTCGACATAGCCGCCGCCGTCATCCGCATCAGAGGTAACCGAGTTCGGGTTGAAGTCGAAGCCCTTCGACGTACCAGCGGCCAGCGCCATCCACTCACCTTCGAGTGGTTTGACGTCCGGGCAGCCATCGGCGACTTCCAGCACGACCGCACCGCCGAACAGGCGCTCGTTCGAGTTCTGGCAATTAGCCATGTGAAACTCCTCTTTGACGTATAAAAAAGAAAACCCGCCGGAGCGGGTTATTTGGTTGGGATGGCTATTCGCCGTAAGTGCAGGCGAACTGGAGTCGGAAGACTATTCGCCCTTCTTCTGTGAGCACCGGCGCGGGAATTGCGCCCATGTTCTGGATGTAGCCGACGCACTCGTCAGCCATAGGGTTGGCCTGGACATAATCGACGATCCGTTGCACAGCGCTGAGTGCGTCTTTGCGCTTATCTTTTGCGCCGACGACGTCGACCAGGACGTGGTATTCAGAGCCCAGATTGGTTCGGATATTCGACCCACCGTTAGGCCTGAACACCATGATCGCCTTCGACAGGTCTCCCGGGTCGTCGTACATCAGCTGCTGCACCGTGAAACCGGTAGTTAGCCCAGCGTCGCTGAACATGTTGCGCACCCGCTCGTGCATCATGGGTGTCATAGCGAAAGCTCCTTGCGCATCACCGCATCAACGTTATCGCGCTCGTCATTTGCGCCTTTGGTCAGGAACTGAGGCTCACCATGCGGATCCCAGTAGTTGCCCGTTCCTGTCCCGCCGCCGAACTGCTGCCCGGAACTGGTCACACCGAAGTGCGCGCGCGGCTGGCCTTTCAGCTTGCCGGACGCTTCGTGCACGTATGCAGCATAGTTGGCTGAGTAACCGATGCGCCCTGTGATGAGCACGCCGCCCGCGTCGATTTCACGGAACTGGCTGTTAACCAAGGTAGAGGTGTCGATCGGAGTGTAATAGGCTGCCCGGGCACCGATGAGAATCATCGCTGACTGGAGGGCGCGGATTACCTTGCGCCCCTTAACGTCGTTGATGACATCGTTCAGGTGCTTCTTCGCCTGGCTGATGCCCTTCACTTTGATGCCCATGGCTACACTCCCGTAATTATCGCCCAGTCATCTTCCAGACCGTCGAGAGTGTCGTTCCAGCGCGTCACGTGACGGACCTCATCAGCACCTGCTACGACCGGATCCGGCTCAGCGCTTACACCAATCATGATGTAGTCGCCCTCATCGGCCAGTGCGTATGCCGTGAAAAAGGTGTTCTTAACGACCACTTCTTTACCGATTGAGCCGAGCTTTGCCGACAAGCCGCCGATGTAGTCGCACATGATGGTTTCAGGCGGTTCGTATGGGTCGACAGGATCGCCCCACTCGTCATTACCGCCCGCTCCCTTGCGCCATATCGTGCATGGCTTGTTGTATGACCATGAAGCAGTAGACGACATCAGCCCTCCTTCCAGCGCAGCACCTTCGCGCCGGTCGCCCGGATGCGCTCACAGTTGATATGCCACTCGCCGTCCGATTTCACGTAGCCGGTAGTTTCCCGCCCCGTGTCGGTCATCACCCAGACGCGGGTGAAAGAACGCGGAAGGCCGTGCTTAATTGATTTGTACGTCATCAGCAGCCCCCGACCACCAGGAACAGACCCACGCTATTACCGGCGCTGATTGGCAACTCGCCGGTGCATCCGCTGGTATCGAGCCTGGCCAGCGAGTCGCGCAGCCAGGTGATGCTGTCAGCATCGTAATCGAACGAACGGGACGCGCCAGAAGGCGCCCCCTGCGATTTGATGCGGCGCGCGCCGGACGAAGTAGCCATAAGCGCGGCGGCGTACATCAGGATCAGCTTCGCGGTGCACTCGTCATAACCCGCGCCATCGAGACACGGGATAATCTTGTTCACCACGCAGAGGATCGGCGTAAGCAAGGCATCAGGTATGGCGTACCCCAACTCAGCGAGGAAGCCTTTAATTTCTTCTGGCGTAAGCGGGGTTGCCATGGTTATTTCGCCTTTTTCGATTTAGCGGAGGTGTCTTCATCGTTGCCTGGCGTAGCCACTTCCAGTTTGCGGTCACCGCCTGACAAGACTTCTACCAGCCCAGCGGTTTTCCACTTGATCGCAGTCTCTTGACTGACCTCCACCTTTGCACCAACCTCCAACTTCTGGAGATTGGCACCGGAGAAAAGGTTATCGCTAATCACTTTAACCAGTGCCATATTTCACCCCTTAGCTGTGTGCGTAGATGACAGATTTCTTGCTGTTGATGTCGGTCTTAACCATCAGGCCAGCAGCGCCCCAGGTGCGCCAGATGTAATCGCTGTTGTAGAACGGACGCGGGTCGGCAACAGTGCCGAACGCCTGGCCTACAATTGGAGCAATCACGCCAGCGGTCAGCGGAACGATCAGGATCTGGTTACCTGTCAGCTGAGCATCTTCTTTAATCGCGGCAATACCGGACAGTTTCAGAAGCTCTTGCAGGATCGTGTCTGACTGGTAGTTGTCACTGAAGTAGCGCTCCAGGTTGGAGATGATGGCGCTGGAAACATACCAGGTCTGCTCTGCGTACTGATTGTTGGTCAGCTTGAGAGTGTCGCGCAGCTTAATCGCCGCGTTACGGATCTGCTCTGCCGTGGCGGAGGCGCTGGTGAAGTCGATATTCAGGCCAGATGCGCCCAGATCAACCATCGCAACGCGCTCATCGTTCTTCAGGCCCTTCCAGGTCTTCTCATCAAACTTGATGTAGTTGCCTTCTGCGTCACGATAGCCGTTGTAGATGTAATCCACATACTGGCGACGGACTTCGTTGGTGGACTCGAACTGAGCATCAGAGATGATGTCGAACGCATCCGGGTTGTTCAGGCGAGGCTCACGCCAGTGGAATTTGAAGCCGGTATCGTGCACCGGAACCATCGTGCCGTCGTACTGGTACTGCACCGCATCCAACGCCGCGCCGATCTGGCCTGACATAGAGGTGTGAGCCCACATGCGGCCGCCGGACTTAGCATATTCGTACACGGTCTGGTTGATGCGCACCGAGCGAGACAGCGGCATCAGGTCGTTGAACAGAGTGAACTCAGTGTTCGGCTGGAATTGACGCAGCACGGTCTGGTCAAAGGCTTTGTACAGATCAGCAGGTGAGCGAACAGCGTTGATGCCATTTAGCTGATTGACTGCATTCAGGCGATCAGCCATTTCCTGCATTACGTTAATGCCCTGATGATTCAAAGCGGCATTACGCTCCTGCGTCAGCATACCAAACTGGTACTGGTTCACGGCCAGGTTGCCGGTCTTTTCGCCCAGCGATTTAGAATAAACAAGCATTCAGTGACTCCTTACTTAATCACTACGCGAATGAGGTCGCCAGCAGCGGCGGTGATTGAGCGCTCTTCGTCGCAATAGCAGCGATCTGATTCACCAGTAGCCAACTTCTTCACCTGGCCGTTGACGATTGAAAGAGCGTCGCCTTTTTTGTAGGTACCGGCGGCAGCCCGGACGTTCAGGAACATGCCAGGCAGTGGGTGGATCCCTACCAGCAGATCGTCGACAGCAAACGTGTCATCTACCGTTTTGCAGCGCAGATAGTCGAAGTCAGCGACATAGATAATCGCTGTTTCGCTACCATCTACCGACACCTTGAAGACGCCAGCATCGAAGAAGCCTAGGGTGCCAGGCTTGACCGCAGTAGCGCGGCCTTCACGGTTGAGCAGCGGATTAGGGAATACGCCACCGGCGTGAATTACGTGTTTTCCGTCTTTAGCCATTTTTTACTCCGGCATTTCGCTGACTGATTGGGTGTTGGTAGCCTGGCGGAATGCACCGTTCAGGCCGAAAGAGGTCTGGCACTTGGCATACATCGCGTCGAGCGCCTTACCGTCCAGATCTGCGACTTCTTCATCGCTCATGTTCATCGCCAGCTTCACAGCTGCGCGCTTTTCGCCCTTCTCTTTGTCAGAGTTCACCGCCAAGCCCGATTTAACCGCAGCGAGATCGTCAGCGAATGGCTTGAACCATGCTGGTGCTTCCGCCTGATTGTTGGCGCGATCTCGCTCTTCCTTCTCGGCTTTATCGCGAGCGGCCTTCTCTTCAGGCGTTTCTTCTTTGCTGTCGGCGTTTTCTGCCAGCATCTGGTTATATGCGTCCATCAGTTCGGCATCGGTTTTACCGTCAACCGATTTACCTTTGGCCTTCAGCGCATTAACGATGAGCTCTTTCATCGGGTCTGTTTCCTTCTGGGTTGAATCGCTGTTGGCGCCGAAAAACGCCTTTAGCTGGTTGAAAAATGTTTTGAATGCGGGGTCTTGCTGGTCTGGGGTAGCGGACTCTTCGAGATTAACGACCTCGATTTCGAGTTCATCACCCTCGGCGTTAACGAAGATGCCAACGCCCTCCTCCGGAGTACCGGCGCCAGGCTCATCAAGCAGCACCGCCACATGGTCGAACATCATGTTGGTGGCGATCTCGTTGTACTTCTTGCCCTTCGATTCACCATTGGCAGCGATGCCGGAATACAGCAGGCCGGTGGAGATGTGGATCGGGTCGGAGTTGGTACCGGCCAGCATGTCATCCAGGCGATTAATCAGGCGCTTACCCTTGTCGCTCGACTCGGCGTACTGGCGGTTAACGTACATGTCGCCCGTAACCTTCCCGTCTTTGTGGTTGACGTTCTGTAACCAGGCCCCGACGTGGTACTCGTTCACCGCCCGGACATCGCGCGCTGACACATGCTTGCCGTCCACTTTCGGGTGGCCCAGCGGCATCGGGTTACGCTCGAGCGTGTTGTAGGCCTTTTCGATTTCTGCTGCCGGGTACAACTTCCGGTTCATCACGATATCGTCCACGACAGGCGTGATGCCGCGAACCACGATATGTGGCTTGCCGTCAATGGTTTCAGTGGTGATGTTTGAAGCGGAGTTGACGACGGTCAGCACATTAACGCGGTTGCGTTTCATGCTGGATCCTCGTTAAGTTATGTTTATTCAAACAAAAGGGGTGAGATGATGATTAAAAAGGCCATGCTAATTGGCGCCATTGGTTTGTTCGGTGCGCAGGAAGCGCAGGCAAATTTTTATACAGGGAATCAGCTTTTTGCCTGGGGCGAATCCTTGATGAGAGTCAGAGAAAACAGAATAATGGGTTCTGATATCAGCGACGCAAATATGTATTATGGATACGTATCAGGAGTTTACGATCTAGGTAGCGGTGTACTTTTTTGTGCCAGCAATCAACTTAATCTGAACCAGATTTCTGATGTCGTATATCAATACTTGAAGCAAAACCCTAAACGCCGGGCTGAAAACGCTTCTGATTTAGCAGTTGACGCTCTTAGTGAGGCGTTCCCTTGTAAGAAATAGTTCCGACAAGCGCCTTCGTTTAGATTTTTCGTAACATAGGCGCTCTACAGCACCATGGGAAATAGTCCAGCGCAGTTACGCACTGATAGCGCACGATTCGACCGCACCCGCAGCACCAATAGACTGACATGCTGAGTCCTCATTGGTGGATTTGAGGCAATAAAAAAGGCCGCCGTGGCGACCTTGTTTAAAGTATTTCTTGGAATTTACTGGGATATTCAACTCGCTCCCATATGGATGAAAAGTAATCTCGATACTCTTCGTCATCACGAGCATCACCACTACCGCCCCAGTAGTAGGCTGAGTTTTCACTTATGATGTTAATCACATCAGTTTCAAGTTTTGAAGCAAAGGACTCGTCTGGGACTATAACATTGATGGCGTCTAAAAGGTCTAGAGCACCCGTGCGCAAACGCCATTCTCTCTCCCATGTGTAGTCCAAGCCAAACGGCCAGCCAGGTTTAATATCCATGGGTAAATGCGGAGCGAAGCGCCATTTTAAACTTGGCGGTAATTCCTTCTTATCTTCATATGACCCGTAGATTACCGGTCGACCTCCATACTCATAAATTCTTTTTTTTACGAATTTGAAACCAAACGGCTGATATCTAGATTGATCCCACTCACTAAAATACTCTGGAGATTCAGTAAAACAGACAGATTCAACGTCAGCTGTCATCTTCGCACTTCCCGGCTTGAGAAATCCATCACGAAGAATTTTTAGAAATGTTATATATGCAACATCGTAATTGATCTCCTTCTCGCCTTTTATATAGGGATTTGCTCTAACCCAATGATAAAGATACCCGGAACTGTCTATTCGTTTACTTCGCATAGCTCACCCAAACGAGTTTTTTGGATGTAATTTATAACACTGACATCCTTATTTCTATGCACGGAATTTAAACTTCTTTCCACTGCTTTCTTTCTATCGCCAGCTTATCCGCCAGCCCCTCGTTGAAGATGCTGCCGTCGTCATTGAGCAGCACCGGTATCTGGCTGCAATAGCAGTTGTAACGGTTGCCGTTCTCGGCGTAGAAGTCCCGCACCTCTTCTGTGGTGTAGACCTTGCCGTGACGGCTGGCGTGCCAGGTGCGCGTCGTTGGTTTTAGCGCTGACAGCCACAGA